ACATTGGCATTACTTGCCGCCAAGATTGCTTCAGATGCTTGATTTATAGCCTGACTGGCATTTGAATTAGCTTGGCTTGTGGAAATATCCGTAGCTGAAGAAAGTGAATTAACGTTATTATTAGCGGTTTGTGCACCAACAACAGCATTAGATGCTTGACTGTCAATAGCAGCTATTTGCGGAGTAAGAGAATCATTCAAGTCATCAGTGTAGGATTTGGCGTCAGAAACAACAGAAGAAACTTTATTATCTATTTCCTGACTGGTATAAGTGCTGACTAATTCTTTCCAATAGTACGTGCCAGTCGCGTCGTCATAGGAATATTGATAAATGTATTGGTTATTACCATCTGTTAAGAAGAACTTTTGCCCTAAAACTGGATCAGCAGGGTAACCAGCTGTAGGGTCGCCAGAGTATGAATCAGGTTGTCCCAAACCATTGATAATCGTATTAATTGCCGTGACTTGTTTTTGTACACCGCTAACTGCATTATCAGCAATACTAACCATTGCGCTAGTCAACGTCTGTTTTTGGCCAAACGTATATTCAACGTATTGTTTAGTAATGTCATCCCAAATAGTTTGTGTGACTTCTGCTGTACCACTAATTGCCAGCGGTTCATAGTTCGTTGGGACAATATCGCCTAATTCGATTGGTTGCTCGTTCGTTCCTTGATATTCAAGTGACTTCGATAAATCAATAGCCGTTACTGTCATATTGGCAGTTGGCTTTCCAACTTCGTTATCAGATAAATATTTTTGCGCCAATGCTTTTAATTGGGCGTCGGAATAAGCGTATTTACCTTGTTTCTCATCAGCACTAGCGTCAGACGCATAGAACTGGTCAGAGAAATCAACGGGCAACGTGATTGGATAAGGATATTGATTGGCATAACTACCCGCTTGAATATAATCACTACCAGATAAGACGTGAATAATATCAACACTACTATCACCAGATGGTTGAGAAACTGTCGCATATGGAATGATGGAATTATAAATCGTAGATATATCAGATTCTTGTTCAATCGTTTGAATATTTCGTCCATAAGACAGAATACCGTTAACAGTTTTTCCCATCCTCTGTAAAAGACTGATATGGTAATTATCAAATTTATATTCACCACCCCAGACATCAAGAATGGATCCTGTTGTACCAGCTAAAGCGTCACTAGCATGCTGAAAATCAGCCAGTGTGAAGGCAGTAGAATTTTGAGTAGCAATGTCGGAATCAACCACAAAAGGTGTATTAATAGCTAAATTATTCTTCCAAACAGTTAAAGCGCCAGTTGCGTCTTGGCTATTGATAGTGACTGTTGGCTGTTTTAAAGAAATATCTTTAGTCAGACTCAAACCAACTTGTTCGGCATAAACATAAATTCCAGTCGGAATAGAAACACTTGATCCGCTTGACGTTTGCAAAGATTGACTGCCATCATTAAATCGCTGAACTTTTTTGATAATAAAAAGCTGGTTCTTCAATGAAGTACCAGCGTCAGCTTTGATTAAACGATTCTCAAGCAATTCCTTAGATAACAGACTATCGTTTGGATAAAGCATTTCTAAATAAAATTCGCCATTAACGGAATTCGTGACTTGTATGCCAACAGCATCAGATAGAAAACCAAGTCCACCACCGACCGCTTGTGAAACAGCTGTTCCGGACTCATATAAAACTGCCATTAAATCACCTCCTTCCAGTTAGGAACTAGTTGTACAGACCAACCGCTTGTCCAAGATAATGTGTTCAATCCTGACTTTAAGATTGGAAATACTTCGCTAGTCATCGTTGAATAAGCTGGTTGACCATTCAAATCCATTACAGTTTGTTTTTCAATATCGATAACCAGCCCGCCATTCACATTTTGAAAGCCCATACCGATACCATTGATCGTTAAGGATCCGTTTCCAGAACCTGTAATTGTATAAATAGGCGAAGCCGAGTAAGCAGTTGGATTCGTTAGCGAAGCACTGGCAGCTATTTGTGTTTGACCAGACTTGAGAAATTTATAGGGGTAAAGAAGAAACGGAACAGTAAAATTTCCAGATAAAGCATTAGTCTTTATTATGTCAAAACCAGACTGAATCATAGCCCTGAAAAAATAATCAGGGAATAAATCAAGTTCCAATTGTGACCAGCTATTAGTTGAAAAAAGCCAATTAGTAATTGCATTAATGTAATCTGTAATTGACTTTGTATCAGACATTTTCCGCAAAAATACTAGATCAAAATTTTGTGAAACGGGTTTTAATCTTTCGTTGTCAATTGTGACATATCCATCTCTTCCAGGTATTTCAATTTGAGTGAGGTCTCTTTCCGGCTTGGAAAAAGTAATAGCGTCTGCTAAAAAAAACACATTAAAGTTATCAGAACTAATACCGTTCCAAGTCATAATTCTTTCAGTCATTTAAAGCCCCCTCGATGTCTGCAAATTAATTTGTCCGAGTGCTTGATTAATTTTTCGATAATTAACACTGGTTTTTTGTTCGCTATTTTTCTTTGTTTCCCCCAATATTGCTTCAAGCAAATTAGTAACCAATCCTGTCAATTGATTATTTTGGCTAAGCAATGACTCCATTTTGGAATTATCTGTCGCAGATATTGAACCATTACCAGACATTTGACTAGCTTGATTCAACAAATCTCTGGCACGAGATGGATTATCAGTTGGGACAACGAATTCTGGCCGATTATTTTCGGAAATTTCATATAAACCATGAGTCGAAATTAAGCCACCATTGGCATAACCATGACCTTGGCCTAAGTAACTAAGTGATGAGCCATAACGGTTTTTGGCATAAGCCAAAGCGGCTAACAAGTTGTCATATCCGTTAAAAATATTCTTATGGCCAGCAAAAGCATAGGCATTAAAGGTTGTTGGAATAACCTGCATCAAACCTTTGGCAAGATTTCCGGAAATCGTGTTAATGTCCGTGTAACCATGTTGAGTAACCGTTGGATTACCACCAGATTCGGTTTGAATCTGGCGTAAGACTTTGCTGACCATTGAAGCACTTGTTGACAAGCCGTTAGCTTTCAAAGCCCGTTTAACATCGGCAGTCCAACGAGTAATGCTGGTGCCAGAAGGATTAGATGATTCATCATCGTGTTTGGATTTCAATGATTCGAACAATTTTTTGATCGGATCGGAAATTCCATTAACCAAGCCTTTACCCAAGGCTGGCGTAATCGAACTAACCAAAGCGGAAGCGCCACCTAGTGTGCTGCTCATGGCTTTCGTCATGACTTTTCCAACAGCACTCAACGGATCTTTGATAAAGGTCGTTAAAGCATCCCATTTGTCTTTAAACCAGCTTCCGACTGCTGACAGCCAATTTCCAGTACCAGAAGCAAAGTGGCTAACCAGCCCGCCAAACATGGACTTTGACGCTTCATAAGGAACAACCGTTTCGCCACCTTCAAAGTTAACGAGCTGGTTCTTTCCCTTTAGAATATGCACATTCTGCTGTTTATCAATAATGGCTTCTTGACCAGCACCATCATTGACCATGGCCAAACCTTTTGGCGCACCGTTTTGTGTGCCTTTGGCAAACTTAGGAATTAAACCAATGGCATGTTTTTTACCACCGAAGTCATGGATAACACTATCGATTGCACCAATTCCGTCATTAATAATGCCAATCACGCCATTAATAGCGTCTTTAACAATGCCTTTAATATCTTTCCAAAGACCAGACCAAATATTTTTGACATCTTTACCCAAGTTCTTCCAGTTGCCTGTAAACACATCTTTAAAGAGCTTAAAGACATTGGAAATTAGGTCTGTATAAAGCTTGAACTGATCGTGAACATATTTAAAAGCGCTATGGCCAGCGTCTCTGAATGGTTGAGTAATCCCATTCCAAATTTTGGAAAAGGTTTTGCCAAAAGAGCTTAGTCCAGATGAAATATCATGGAACATGTCGGAAAACCATTTGATAACATTTTTAGCTAAATCAGCAGCGGCCTTGATAATACCGTTGACAAAAGCACGGAACTTAGCATTGTGCTTGTACAAAATAACAAAGCCAGCTACTAATGCAGCTATGGCTGTAATCGCAATACCAAATGGATTAGTAAATAGAAATTTAACAGCGCTTCCTAATAAAGTAAGTGATCTGACACCATCTGCACTTTTCTTAACAAACATCCCCATAGTTCCACTGATTGTTCTTCCGAGAAGCCCAATCGTGCCATTAAATAATTTGGCGGTTTTATTGGCAATAATAAAGCTGCTAATAAAACCAGCAACTAATTTCGGGTGTTTAGCAATTTCCGATCCAACCACTTTAAGCACAGGCAACAAATCTTTGAGGACTTGAAGAAAAATTTTAAAGCTTGTTGATGACCCCTGTTTAACAGCTGTAAAAAACTGTTTGATATCTCCTGCGTGTTTGGCAATATTATCAGAAAGACTGGTAATTCCCTTTGCCAATCCATTCATTAAACCGTTTAAAGCGCTAGGAACAGATTTGATATTGAATGCTTTAGCAAAGGCTTTAGTAATCGTACTAATGCCCTTTTCTGCAGAGTTGCCAACCTTTGAAAACTCTGTATCAACTTTTTTATCAGATACCCATTTAGAAATAGCGCCATAAATAGGGTTTTCTGCCGTCATTAATGGTTTTTCAATATCACCAATTAGGGCTGGAACACGGGCTTTAATCGTTCGTGACATACCAACCATGGTTGCAAGCATATTGGAAGCGGCTTTGTCGTACTTACCAGAGCCCAGCTGATTAAAAACATTTTCAATATCTTGAGCAGATATCTTGCCTTGTTTAGCCATTGTGGTTAAGTCGGCAGTTGTAATATTTGAGCTATGGTGTACATCGTTTTCGTACTTAGCCAAGTTTTCACGAAACATCGGGAAGTATTGGCTAATTTGATTTAACATCCCAGCGTTGGCTTTACCACGAGATAAGCCATTAACCATATCTTGCGTGACTGATTGTATTTGTTGACTATTCAAGCCAACGGCATCAGCCATATTCAGCATTGACTTAGTCATTTCATCTGATTCAGTTTTGCTAGAATGCAAGTGATAAAATCCTTGCTCAAGCTCATTGACCGTATCTGTAGCCTGACCTGTTTTAACTGATAAATCATTAATCGTCTTGACCATGGCAGAAGCAGAGCCACTTGAGCCTGTCAAAGTAAGCCAGACAGCACCCATTTTTTGCTGGTCTTGTTCATATTCCAAGCCTGTGTCAATGGCATCTCGAATATGGTTGGTAATAGCTTGAAAGGCATTAGTAATACCAGAAGCGACTAAATGTGCTCCAACAATCGTGGAAAATAAATGGGACGCTTTTTCTGTTTTGTCTGAAACAGTAGTTAATTTACTAGAAATGCCATCTAACAAATTATTGTTAGAACGTTTATCAGATTGCTCTCGCAAATCCTTCATTTCGCTGGTAGCATGAGCTATTTTAGTAGCCGTTTCATTGACACGAATAGTCTGCTTACGAATGGCTTCGGAATTATCTCCTTCGGCTGATTTTAGCTTGTTTAACTCGTCTACTTGCTTGCTATATAAATCTTTTAACTTACCTGATTGATCGGTTAAACCACTAATTTTAGCCTTCGTAGCACCGGCTGTGTCACCCTCTGCCTTCAAACGCTCAACAAAAGAGTTGGTCACTGATTCAGACTGCTTAATCTCGTCATTGAGTTTGGCAATACCAGACTGTTGATAGTCCAGCGATTGTTTGGCTTTGTCTTGTTGACTAGTTAGAGAAACAAGCTTTGACTGTGCACGATCATATTGGGTCTGTAAATTCTGATATTCTTTAGAATTTTTGGAAGTGGTTTGAGCTTCCTGATCCATTGCGGTTTTTAAAGCGCTTAAAACATCTTGCTGCTTTTTAACAGCGCCGGATAAGCCGTCATAGCGTGTTTCAGCAGCTTTTAATGAATCACCTGACTGCTTTAAGATTGCTTCATTGGCTTTCCATGCAGCCGTATTTGACGCTATTTCAGACCGTAAAGATTTGATAGATTGAACCGCTGAAGCAGTATCTAAAGTTACTTTATTGGCTGCATCTCTACTAATATCTGCCATTACTTGCTCCTTTCTCAATGATTAAATGATTTGAACAGTTCCAAAGGATCAACCACACGTTCTTTCTTTTCTTTGGCATTTAAAACAGTGATTAATTCAAAATAATCAGTTTCATAAAATTCATCTAATGACCAATGAAGATTTGTCAGTGCGTTTTTGGCAAACAAATCAAAATCTTCAAGTTCATTGGTCATTTCATACACCCGTTGTTTGGGTGTCGTTATTTTTTTGCTGATGATTTGGTTTCTGGGACACTATCCGCTTGACCATTGTTCTGCATTTTGACAATCAAATATCCGAGCATTTCCATTGTGTGACCAAAGTCTAAGTCTTCAAACGCTTCAGCTTGATCATCATTCAAGCCGAGAATATCAACAAAAAAGGCTTTCTCTGTATCAAAAAAAGCCATTGTGTCTTTGGATATTTGAAGCAAATCTTTGCCTTTGGTATCGTCAATTTTGCTGGCAGCCAATTGCAAGTTAATTGCTCGGCGCATGTTACGGTTGGTCGTTTTAATTTCAAACGGTTCTTCCTGAAATTCTTTAAATGTGATTTTCATTTCTTCTCCTTTAATTGAGCATGAAAAAAAGATGCTCTTAACGGCTACCCAACGGAGAATGGTTGCATAGCCTTTAAGAACACCCTTTCGGATATTCCAATATTTAATTAGCCTGCTGATTGAGCAGCTGCAGCATAGCCTTGAAACACATCAGCCAACATAATATCTTGTGTGAAGCCTGTTTCGTTTGAATACCAAAGCTTACCAGGATTATTATTCCAGTCGGGATTGTCCAATGGTGAATAAGTCAAGTTGTCATCATTCCGTGTATCCGTTGTCGTATCAGTCCCGTTATTAAAGTCGGGATTGATAATCTCGCCTTGACGGAATCCGAAATAAACCTGTCCATCTTCTGCAAGGGCATCTGTTGTAATCAACATGGCGACTTTTGGCTTGTCGCCTTGTGTATAGCCACCTTTACCATCAGATACTTGACCCAAAATCTTCATCAAAATATCATGCGGCAAAGCATTAAAATCCAAAGCAACTGAAGAATCGCCTTTTGTGTGCTGTAAATCAACAACGCGGTTGTTGCCGTACACCTTGGTTGAAGCCGCTTCAAGACCAGTAATGTTAGCTGTCTTAGCACTGAATACGCCAGAGTCAACAGCATAAACACCGTTGGCTGACAACCCTTTTGTTGCATCAGTTAATATTTTTCCGTCCGGACCAACAAGCGCAAGTTGAACGAGTTTTAAACCTACTGTAGCCATTAGCTACCTCCTAATAATTTGTTATGTGATACGTATATGGCTTTAATAGCCTGACCGGTATCGGGGTCTGTATAACGTGCGTCAGAATTATCAATAAACCAGTTGTTGTGTATGAAGGCTTTTAACAAAGCAACTTCACAAGCGTCTGCGTCCTGATTGAAATGATGCGAATAAAAAAGACGTATTTCTACGCCTTGATGTATTTCTGAAAAATCGTCATTGCCGTAAGTGGCTGGTAAATTTTCATTTTCAGTTACTAAACAATCAGTTGAATCAATATCGTTTAAATGCCCTTTAGGTATTACAAAAGGATAGATGTTATCTATCCAGGTAAGATTAGTGGTTTTAATAATTGCCACTGCATCAGATACAGAACTCATACGCCACTAACCCCCTTTTCTTTTAATATCTTTTGATATTCGGCATTTTCAGCCTTGAATATCTCATTTAAACAAGCGTTTCGAACCTTGTCTAAGTAATCATCACCCTTAATGAATTTAGTTCCATCATTTAAAAAGCGTGCGATATAGGCTTTTTTATTCGAAAATCCAACAATTGAAGTCCCGTCAGTCTCTCCCGAAATATTAGTAGCTTCATCAATCACTGAATCAGCTAAATGCGGATCATCTCCAGTTTTGCGATTGTAATAATGGTGTGATCTCAAATATTCGGCAATATTCTTTTTTAAAACATCAGCACCGGCCTTAGTTATCTTTGCTTGTTCAGCAGCAGAAAGTTTATAAGCTTTTTCGAGATTGTCAGCCCAATCACCTAAATCAACAATACTAACCATTTTTATTCGTTCCTTTCCGGACTGTGGCTTTTAAAGTCAAAATATCAAAGGCGTTCGGATTACTAGTCTCACCTGGTGAGACGGAAACTATATCGTATTGTTTACCCTGATTATCCTGGAATAACAAAGGCGGTTTAATACTCGGATCATGTCTAACAACAATATCGACTGTGTCTTGTAAATCCGTTCCGTAAATTTGATAAGTCTGATTCATAGAACGGGTACGAACGGCATACCAGCGAGAAAAAGAAGCAGTAAAACCATCTTCTTCGCCACCTGTATTCGGATTAATAACTGTGTCATATTCTCCAAACTGACCACGCTTATTCAAATCGGAAGGTTTAAATAATCTAGTCATTTAGCACCTTCCAACGCAAGTTATTTAAAAGAAACTGATAAGACAAAGCATTGCAACCGCTTTGGTTAGTTAAGAAGAAGGCCGTGCTTTGGATGGCTGGGTCAATTCCGGTATAAGGATTTCTAGCATCGTCATAATCACCAATATCTGCTCTTTTGTTGAAATTCAAAAAATTAATCGCCATCATTATCACCCGTGGTTGTTTCTAGAGATAATTGCCAATCTTCCCATATCATTCGTAATTGATCGATGATATTATCAGAAACCAAAGGAACAGGAACAGCAGAAATATTTGTCAATGCACTTCTATTTGAATAATATGCGCCGGCAAGAGCAAGTGTGGCCGTATCAAATAACGGAGAAACGTCCGAACGTGAATAAAAAGTATTATTGGCATCATCTGCACCAATTGCATTTTTAAGAAAGGCAACAGCAGAATCGATGTAGCTTTGAAGTATGTCATTATCCGTATCAATGTCAACACGTAGAGAAATTTTTAAATCCGCTAATTCAACCGTCATAAATATCCCTTTCTAACAGGCTTTTCACCCTGTTCGTAAGTTTTAAGCCTTAGTCGCTATAAAAATAATCAACTTGCAGATTGAACCACGATCTTAGCCGGCTGATCAGCAATTGCAGAGAACGAAGCGGCAACAAAGGCATCAGTATCGGTTGGCTTAACATCAAAGCGATCAATAACACGAATCTTAGTTGTATCAGTTTCAAAAGATCCAGCACCGATGTTAGTTGAAAGCAACGACATATTTTGACGATCAAACAAAGTAACAGCCTGCTTAGCGTCCCCATAATATAGTGGGAATACAGGAGCAGCAGTTGTTCCGGCAGATGGAAGCCAGCGATCAGCCACCATTTTAATTTGTTTACCATTCATCAACATTTCCATTGGATTTTGTGGGTTTGGCTGCAACAGATAATCTCCGTCAGCGTTCTTAACCTTATGCAAAGCATTGCAACCTGAAACGTTAGTCAAGAAGAAGGCTGTGCTTTGGATAGCTGGGTCAATTCCGGTATAAGTCAAGTCAAGAATGTCATCATACTTTGCAAGGGTTGGCTTATTAGGCAAAGCATTAAACACTGTGATGATGGCAGCGTTACGAGTAACAACGACTTTCTTAGAAATCCAGCTTTCCAACCATGCCAAGACATTCTGATCAGAATCACTAAGAAGCGAATTTGTAGCGGTTGTAATTCCAGCGAAGCGCCGAATAATATACTTGACAGTTTGTAAATCGGGATCATCATTATTGCCGATAGTTGCACCTTCTTCAGTAATTTCAGCAAGAGGTGTAACGTCAGTCCACTTCTCATAAACACGTGAACCGGTTTGCGTTGTAACGTTTTCAACATTGACATATTGTTGTAAAGCATCATACTGACGAACCAAAGTATGGATGGCTGTTTGAATATCTTGTGGGATAACTAAACCAATAGCGTTGCCAGATTCATCAGTCGATGAGGTAGCCATGTCTAGAACTTTATGATCGCCCCTTATCAAGCCACGAACGTTTTTAACAAAATCAAGTTTTTTGTTATTTTTCTTATCAGAATTGTTTAAATTAGATTCTTTATCTTTACCATCTTTTGGCGGCAAGACAACAGCATTTTTACGCGCGTCTTCCAAAACGTCTTTAGCTGCATCACGAGTAGCAACTAAGTTATCAATTTTATTTTTGAGATCAGATAATTCTTTATCTGAGTGCTTACCTGGTTCTGCGATGTTTTCAAAGACCATCTTTTGACGTGCGTCTTGTGCATCAGAAACTTGCTGGCCAGCGTCAGTGAAAGCCTGATTCAATTTATTTAAATCCATGTGTAAATCTCCTTAAAATAAAAGAGCCAACTCTCTTTTGAGTTCGCTCTTATCGATTTTTTTATTTTGTTGTTCATCATCTGATTTCTTTTCTTCGCCAGATGAATTTGTTTCTAATTTGTCGAAAGCCTTTGCTTTGCCGACTAGCAAATTAAACTTTTCGACAACTTTTTTAGAAGGCATTTTAGAGATTGAATTAGAAAAAACAGGCGCTTTATCAGCGATTCCCGTTTTGTCTCCGGCAAATGCAACTTCATCGACAAAACCTTTATCTGCAGCTGTTTTAGCATCCATAAAAGTTTGATTGCTCATTAATTGAAGTAAATCGCTTTGATTCATACCGGTTTTAGCCATATACGCATTAGCAATTCCAAGATCAACGCTGTCATTCTGTGCAGCAATTTGTCGCAATTGGTCAGAATTAAGAGGATCGCTAACACCAGCTAAACATTTATGAATCATTAATTGAGCAGTTGGCGACATTGAAACTTTGTCACCTGCCATTGCAATAACAGAAGCTGCAGAAGCTGCCATGCCTTGAATAAACACGTTAACTTTTCCTTGATATGCTTTAAGCATTGAATAAATCGTGCTTGCTGCTGAAACGTCACCGCCATTTGAATTAATATTCAACTGAATATCTTCACCAGAAGCAGCGGAATTTAAAACATCTTCTAATTGTGAAGGAGTGAAATAATTTATTCCAAAAAAATCATAGAATGCAATATCACCAACATCACTATCATCTAAAATATCTGCTTTAATATCGACTTGTTTAGTCATCGTCTTCTCCTTCCTGTGGCGGATTGTTTGCCACGCTTGTAGTTGTGGTCGAAGTTGCAACTGGAGCTTTTGGCATGCCGCTAGGTAAATAGCCATTTTGTTGCAACGCAAAGGAAACTTGATCGGCACTAAGATTTTTGCTGCCTAATAATGCAGTTGCGTAATTGTTTCCAAGCGGGTCGATTGCCTGTCTAATATCAGCTGCGATATTGGCTGACAATTGCCAATTCAATTCACTTAAAACCATATTCATATCACGATTCAAAGTGTTGGCATATAAACCAGAAATATCAGTAATTGAAGATTGTTGATCTCCTTGACCGTTCAAATATGAATCGGGAATCTGAAAAGCTTTAGCAATCTGTGTTGATGTCCAATCAACTTGTCCTAATAAATTAGCAATATTCGACTTCATTTCTAAAGGAGTAAATGTTTCTTCGGGCATCAATACTACAGGAATACCATCAGCACTTTCTAATTGCTTTTTTAAAGTCTTAGCACGTCCCAAAGCATATTTATCACTAACTCTTGTTGGTTCTGAAAGAACGCTGCTTGCTACAACTGATTGAGACAAAGCTTTAATTGTTAATTGATCAGACTGCTTTTTAATATTTAAAGTAGTAAGCAATGAATATAAAGGACTAATGCCCGTCATTCCATTCATTGAAAAATATCTAAAGTGAATCATATCCGATGAAGGTATATTTTCAACAATACCAATATCAGGCTCATCAAAAGAAACCGTATAAACAAGTCCAGATCCATCGGATAACTCAAATATTTGTACTTGAGACGGCCTTAAATATTCCCAATGGTCATCAATACCATTAGCATTACGCCATCGATAAGCAAAAGCTTCACCACCAAGAATCATTTGAGCAAACATCGTAACCCAAAAAGTTCTTGGATTGGATAATTTAGAAGGATTGTCCAAAATTCCTTGTGCCCTTGGCATATTGGCTTTTAATTTAGCGCTGCCCAAATCACCGGCCAATTGAGTCACAGCTGACTGAATATCAGGATTTCTTAAGGCTTTCCAAGCACTAATATAGTGACCCCTGTAAGGATCAACGCTACTTAAAACTTGTGACCATTGAGAAGTACTTATCGGATATTCAGTTGTCGAATCCCTGATATGAAAATTCGAGTTAAACAACGGCATTATTTACCACCTCCTTTATCGTCATTAACAACTTCTGAAAGCCAACCGATCAAAGCTAATGAAAGGCCAATGGTTATTAAGGCAATTGCCTTCATTAACAAAAAAGCTCCAATATTAATGCATATCAGGGCTAAAACAAAGCAAATCACGTCAAAATAACGCCATATTAAGTTAAAAATTGTCTTAAATATCATCTAAAAACTCCGGATCTATCGCACCATTAGCGATTCCCTTCTTTAATTGCTCTTGCTCGTCCATACGGCTAAACTTGGCTAAATCTGAATTAAACTCTGAATACTCGTCAAAATGGTACATACCTTTATAAAAAGCATCTATCAAAGCATCGACTACATCAATCTTTAAAGTTGCCCGATTCTTTTCAACTGAAATTCCAAAAGGCGATAAACCAGTGGTTGCATTAAGCAAAGCTTTTTCCATAACTTCATCGTCTAAGCGAGTAACCTTATGCGTTGTAAACATATCTTGTAAATACTTAGTTGGTTTAGCTAGATTAGATGGCCACTGCTTGATATTTTCAATATTCCAAGCAGGATAGTTAGCCAACAATGCATCTTTTAAATTAGCAGTCTGATAAGAACCGGCTTCGTCATATCCAAAGTAAAGGACTTTCAACTGGTATTGAAAAACAAATTTGGTCAACCATTGATAAACTTGATCAGTGTTGATAATGCCGTCTTTATGTTCGGTGATTGTACAGAAACCCATCTTTTCCAAAGTTCGATAATCAATTCCGTCTTGTCGTTCCTTATTTTCAATACTTCCCGAATGGTTCCAAGGGATAAAAGAATGTTGATAAAGAAAGAATTTTGGTTGTCCTTTCCGATCAAAATAGGGAAAAACAAAACCGAAGGCAGTATTATCTGAAAATTGAGAATAATCAAAGCCAATATAAACTTCTCGATTATGCATATCGAATTTCGGAGTAATAGATTCTTCTACATTCTTTAAGGACAAGTAACTATCAATCGAAGCCTGCAGCCAAATATTTAATGATTTGTTTTGAAAAGCAAATAAGTTACCAGCTAAACTATCAGCATCCTTTTCGGTCTTTAAATCCCGTAACATCTTGTCATGCTTTTCTGGCATATCCAATAACGGATTGGCTTTAATCCACATTTCAGGTTTTTCTGTTTCACTAATGTTATCAATTGCCCAAATTAAGCAAAGATAGGTATCACCATCACGTTTCCAATCTTTTTCCATCGATTCAATAATGTGCTTCTCGTCACGATGAAAAGGAACGGTACTATCTGGATAAGCAGTTGATATTTGAATAAATTGTTTGTTATCAACATCAATCTGCCCTGATGTTATTTTAGAAATTTTATCAACGTCGGAAATTGCAGGATCAGCAAATTCATCCCCAATAGCAGTTTTGAAATGGAATCCATCATATTGCCCAGAATCCCAAGTAATGGCTCTTAATTTATTATCGTGTTCAGACATGACAACCATGTCCGACTGTGTAGCTAATGACTTTAAATTAATACCATCTTCTTTTCCCAAAGATTTCCAAGGTTCGCGATTCAAAATCAATCGAAGCATGGTTTTAACATATGAAAGAATTTTGCTAGTCTGCTTAAAATTCTTTGAGGTTACTAAGTAATCC